CAGCGCAAATTTCGTCAAATTTAGCGGGTCAGACGGGCGCTAACCTTGGCACTATGGCATCCAACACCGGCAACACAATAGCTGGTCTTTACGGTGGGCTTGCAAGTCCTCAGATGACGGCTTTAGCAGCGGCTAATCCTTATGCGTCGGCTATTGAAAACGTAGGGCAAGCACGCGCGTCAGGTTACATGGGCGGCGCATCGGCGCTGCAAGGCGCGCTACAGACGCCAGCCAATGCTATGTTGGCTTACGGCATGGCGGATCGTTTTGCTCCACAGAACAGAACTTCTACATACGCTAACCAAGCAGGTTATCTAAACGGTATGCCATCTTATGCCGCTGGGTTTAGCCCAGGATTTATGGGCGCGCCAACAGCCTATAGGACTTAAATATGCCAGTAGATTACACGATAGCTTCGCGCAACGCTCTAGCGAACACGCCTAATGACTTTACCAACATGCTGGCGCAATATCAGATGATGGGCGCTCGCGCTACACAACAGCAATTAGCGCAACAGCAATTAGAAGAATATGAGCGTGCTCGGCAAGAAGAAGAAAATTTACGAAATTATTTAGGCTCAAGCGGCGTTAATATGATGGATCCGCAACTTGCAACGCGGATGGGCGCTATATCGCCAAAATATCTGACCCAGATTATGACGGCGCAAGCACAAGCAAAACGCGATGCTGAATTAGCGGCGGAAGCCAGAGCGCGAATATCTCAAGGCGAACGCCGTCTTGGCGCTGAAATGCCAGGACTATTAGCCGGTGCTTCTAAAGCTCAAATTGAATCATCAAATGCCGCGTTAACGCGGTTAAGAGATGTAGCAGGAACTGTATTGCAAAATAACGGTGAAGGCTTTGATGAACTAAAAAAATTAAGTGAAGATACAGCTTGGGGTAAACTTATAGGGGATAAATATGACCCTAAACGTGTGCGCTCTTTAGCTACCACAGCTACTACAATTCAAGATTATTTAAAACCGCACCTTCAAACGGTTAAAGATGAGATTCAGCAAGTGCAGCCTGGAATTGGCGGCGCGGCTCCTGTCGTGCGTCCTGCGGTGGTTGCGCCGCCAGATATGGGTAATGTCCCTGCTACGCCTGTCACCGCGCCGCCAGAAGGTAAATTAACGCCTCGCGCATCTATGGGCGCTCCTGAAGGCATACCTACAGAGCGTCAGCCCTTAACGCAACGCGAATATAAAGAACTGCCTATGCGTCAACAATCGACGCAAATATTTGGCGACATATTAAATAATTACGAAAAATTATATAAACACGGATCTATGGCATCTGAAACGCAATCTATGGCTACACGCGCCAGAAATGTCGCTGCGGGGACTCCTGCGGGGCAAGAGATCGCGCGCATAACGGATCCTATAGGCCAAAAATATAGAGACGTTATTGATAAACAGATAGATCAGTATATTCAAACTAGACGCTCGCTTGGTATTACTTCTGCACAGGAAGCAAATACTATAGACGAGTTGATTCGTTTAAAATCAATGTTAGGTAGCCCTAAATTTAGTATCGAAACGGCGCGTGAAATCTTGGCTAACGCCGATAAATACGCAGGAACAGGTAAATTAAAAGTTCCTGAACCTGAAGAACAGACTAAAGGCGTTATTGATGGTCGCACTTTGTTGACAGGCCCGCGTCAAAAAGAATTAAGATCTATTTTACACGGAGAATAAAGTGGCGTCTCTTAGCGAAAAAATTGCCGCCGCTCGTAAGGCTGGATTTTCGGACGCCGAAATTCAGTCCGAACTTATGTCAAGTCCTAAATTTGAAGCTGCGCGTAAAGCCGGATTTTCAGATGCAGAGATACTATCTGAGTTAGGTTTAGCTGCGCCAAAAGATGAAGGCTTAACAACTGAACGCGCGGCAAAAGTTATGGCCGGAGCGGCTGCGCCCACTGTTGCGGGATTAGCTGGCGGCGCTGCATTAGGCGCGCTTGGGGGAACGGCCATAGCTCCTGCCGCAGCTCTTGGCGCTGGGGCGTTAGGCGCGGCTGAGTTAGTTGGTAATGTATATAATTTAGGCCGCTCGGCTTTTGGATACGAGCCTGTAAAGACGCCATTTCAATACATTAGACAAGCAACTGAAAGCGCATTTCCTTCCGTAGCTCCGCAAACGCCTACAGAGAATGTGCTACGCGCTGCTACTGAAGGTGGCCTCGGCGCGTTAACAGGTGCAGGCGCAGCTCGCACAGGCGCTAATTTAATAGCTCAGTCAGGTAGAGCTGTTCCTTCTGTAGTAAACGCGTTGGCGGCGCAACCTGTAGCTCAAGCCGTAAGTGGCGCAGCGGGTGCGGCAGTTCCTGAAGCATTATATCAAGGTGGCGAAACAAATCCGTATGTGCTAGGCGCATCTGGTTTAGCGGCTGGTCTGGGCGCAGGGCGCATGGCGGCAGGCGTTACATCGCCAGCAAGAGCAACAACAGGCGAGCTTGCGGGAGCTAAACGCGGGCGCATGGAAGTTCGTGAACAGACTGCTTGGAACCGCGCTTACGGAACTGGCGGTCAATACGACAATAATAGTTTTAATGCGTTTAATATGAACGCAAACGCGCGACTACGCCAAGAAGGCTTTATGCCTGGAGATCCTGAGTTGCGTCCTGTCGAACGCGCGTTAGATCACTTAACTGATGCCGGTCGCAGTAATGTCCTTGACATGCGTGAGATTCATCGTTTGCGGCGGCGTATTGGTGACATATCAACATCGCAAGATCCTAATGTTCGTCGGTTAGGCGGCATACTGTCAGACGAATTTGATAATTTTATCCGCGATCCTGCAAATGCGCGGCAAGGTATAGACCCACGAACTGGCGTGCCTTTCCAAGATCAAGTCGCACGCGGTATACAATATATGGATCGTGCAATTGATACGTCTTCGCGTCTATTTAGAAATGACGAAATTCGTGAAGCAATTAGATTGGCTTCCGTATCAAGACAAGATCCGCTCGGCGCGTTACGAAATGAATTTGGTAAAATATTCCGCGACCCAGATAGATTACGTCAATTTTCGGCTGATGATCAACGAGTCATTGAAGATCTTGCCGCTGGGCGCGCGTCGCCTCGCGCTGTGCAGTTGTTAGGATCTTTAGCACCTGGGGCAAGTTGGAGCGGCGTAGCCAAAGGTGCGGTAGAATTTGGCCCTGCATTGGCAGCGGCTACAACGCCAGCCGCAGCGGTTGTTTCACCGTCGCTTGCACTTGGATTAGCTGGACTTGGCGCAGGTAGTATTATGGCGCGTAGAGCGCAAAACGCATTAGCTACGCGCGCGTCACATAATTTGTTAGCTTCTACTCTTGGCGGCGTTCCCGCATTACCGCCAGACTATCGTAGTCTTTCGCCATTGCTTGCTGCGGGGATGCAAGGCGTAAATGCGATGGCGAGATGACACCAATGGCTGAATATCAAGTGTTTTTTGATGTCGCCGTTGGCGTGATCGGCGTCCTGGGCGGATGGGTATTGAATACCGTCTGGGGCGCTGTCAAAGATCTGCAAGCCGCCGATAAAGAACTGGCCGAAAAGGTTGGTGAGATCGAGGTGCTTGTTGCTGGTCGTTACATCACACGCGAAGAATTTAATACCGTGCTCAATCAAGTGTTTGCAAAACTTGACACCATTCGAGATCTTGTAAGCCAGAAAGCAGACCGGCGATGAAAGAGAACTATCCACAGGCGCTTAAGCAAGTTCTCAAATATGAGGGCGGCTACGTTGACCATCCAAAAGATCCAGGCGGCCCGACGAATAAGGGCATTACGCAAGCGGTCTATGACGCATGGCGTAAAGCTGCTAATCAACCAACACAAAGCGTCCGCTACATCACTGATCTCGAAGTCGGCGCTATATACCGTCAACAATATTGGGATCGCATTAGCGGAGACGATCTTCCCGCTGGCGTTGATTTTGCTGTGTTCGACTTTGCTGTCAATTCCGGCGTAAGCCGCGCAGCTAAGACGCTACAGGCCGTTGTCGGCGTCACGCAAGACGGCGTGATCGGGCCTGCGACTATCCTAGCCACTAAGACTTACGTTGCGATGACTGTCACCAACAAACGGCTGGCGTTCATGCAGTCTTTGTCGATCTGGTCTACGTTCGGCAAGGGCTGGGCTGCGCGCATAGGCGACGTTAAAAAGCAGATTATCGCGCTTGTTGGATAGAATCGTCTATATCGTTGCGGTCGCCGCTTCGATAGCTTACGGGGCCAAGTTACTGTTCATGCTTGGCATTTACTTTAGGAGGACAATGGAATGAACTCTCTCGTTACAAATTGGAAGACAACCATTCCGGGCGTTATCACGTTGATCGGCGTTTTCTTTAATATTTGGCAGACCAAAACCGTAGATTGGTCAACGCTGCAAGCAGCGCTCGTCGCTGTCGGCTTAATCGGCGCTAAAGATTACAACGTCACCGGCAAATGATTTACGTCTTTGCGGTTCTTTTAGTCGCCGTTGCGGCGTTGACTAAACTATTAACAGTCTACGCCTATGAACAAGGACGGCGCGATGAAGTTGTTAAGCGCGCCGATCTTCAAGCCAAACTGAAAGCGCAACAGACTAATGTTGTCATGGCCCCTAAAACCGTTGACGATACTATCGCTGATCTCGACAACGGCGCTTTCTAGCTGCCAGACAGTCAGGGAAGGAACTTGTCCTCCCCTGGCTCAATACTCAGTCGCTCAACAGCGCGCCGTTGCCGCTGAACTGCGGCGGCTCCGTGGATCCGAAACGGCTCAATTTATCATCGATTACGGCAAGCTCCGCGCGGCGTGTAGACTTTAGCGGCTCGGTCTTAGCTGGTCTTAGCTCAGTCCGCTTCTTGTATCCGATATTCGCGCCGGTATCAGCTTTCTGCGCTATGTAGTCCGCAGCAAACTGCGCTGCAAACGCTTCATAGTTCATAGCATCTACGCGGCTATCAAGATGCGTAGGGTCATTAAAGGCCCGCGCATTCTTAACGCAAACCATAATAATCGCCACCTCAAACGGATGGATGTCGCGCCCCAATCGCAACGATGCCAAGTCCGCTATAAGTTGGAAATTATTCTCGATGCCGCCATACGTCTCACCGCGCTCGGCGATGATATCAGCGGCCTGTCTTAGAAGATCGGTAGGTGTATGCATCTTTCAACAATTCCTCTCTTTCGCGCAACACTCGCAGAATGTTGTAGCGTTGATGCAAGCGGGTCATAATAAAAGCGCGCCGCCCATTCGCGCGTTCATCCTGAAGCAGATCATAAATCTCCTTCTCGGATAAATCGGGTAATTTCTCGTTCAGTTCATGCCAGTGCATAATTCCTCCAACGCCAGTTCAGACATGGAGCGCTTGTCTCTCAGCGCTGTTTGGATCTTTTCATCGATGGTGTTAGCACAAATAATATTGTAACACCAGACATCTTTTGTTTGCCCGCTGCGATGCAAGCGCCCGATGGTTTGCTCATACAGTTCTAGCGACCACGGCAGCGACAAAAAGATAATCTTGTTGCCGCCGAACTGTAGGTTCAGCCCATGACCGGCGGATTTAGGATGAATCGCTAATAGCTCGAGTTCACCTTTGTTCCACTTGTCAACAACATCTGCGTCGTCCATAGTGGAGAGTTGTGGATAACGTCTTTTAAGTTCGGCTAACTCTTCTTTGTAGTTGTAAACGATGATCGTGTTTGCTCGTTGATTCTCTTCGAGTATTTCATCCAACAGATCAAACTTATGGGATCCGATCCATTCCGGCTTATCCAGTCCGTAAATGAAGCCGCCGGCAAGTTGCTGAAGCTTTTGCGTAACAACCGCCGCCGTTGGAGCGCTGATGGTCTGATCAAGTTCAAGGACAAACTCCCGTTTCATCTTGTTGTAGTGCGTCATGTCCATTGTACAACGCATGTCAACGACATGCAGCTCTGGCAATTTGTCCTTATACTCGCCGGCCTCTAGCACATATGTCGCCGGCTTGATCGTCGCCATTACGCTCGGCAGCGCGTTAGGTAACGGCACCCATTGCTGATATTCGCGATTCAAGCAGTAAAAATACTGTTGCAGGAACGCGCCTTTGCTGCGGCCTAGCAGCTTCTGATCAACGACCTTGCACTGGCCGAACACGTCCTCCAGGCCGTTAGACGTAAACGATCCCGTCAAGCCCCAGCGTATGTGGAAGTTGTCAAGTATTTTCAGCAAATGCTTGAACCTTTTTCCGCTAGGATTTTTAAGCCGCGTCAGCTCATCGAAGACAACAGCGTCGAAGCCGGTAGGATCTATTGACGGGATGTTGTCATAGTTGGTTACGACCACATCCGCTTCGCTTTCAAACGCTTCTCGGCGTTGCGCTGGCGTGCCAACAGCAACGGCGATGGGCATCTCAGGAGCCCACTTCGGCCCTTCGACAGGCCACACGTCGGTGCAGACGCGCTTGGGTGCGAGCACTAGCCAGCGCTGCACAAAGCCCTTTTCAAGCATATCGCGCATAGCTGTCAGTGTTATTGCAGTCTTCCCCGCGCCTACTGGCGCAAGGATCATGGCGCGGTTTTTACAGAATAAAAAATCCGCTGCTTCATCTTGATACGGTCTAAGTCCCATGGCGTTTCGTAAAACCTTTCAATTCTTTAATAATATTTTGCCGAAACTGTATTGCAGATTGTCGCGCGGTATCTTCGCCTAGTTTTTCTATGTTAAACCACTTGTTATGGTTTACGCCGTTATTATCAGTCCATATTGACACCCAATATTCGGCCCCTTTATGTAACGTCCTTTTTACGCCGACCACGCCGCTAGTGTTATCTTTGCGTCTTTTTGCGTTACGCTGATTTAAACTGTGCGACACATCGCGTAAATTTTCGATACGGTTGTCATGGCGCACGCCGTTTATGTGGTCTATTTCATTATTGGGCCAATCGCCGTAAACAAAAAACCATGCCAATCTATGCGCCAAATACATTTTTCCGTTTATTTTTATTCGGCGATACTGATCGTGAGTAGTCAAAGACCCCGCGATGTCGCCTACGCGCTTGTTACCTGTCTTTACTTTCCAATAAAATTGCCCCGTAGTTGAGTCATAATCTAGTTTATCTCGCATCGCCCCTCTCCACAGCCCAGCGGTCGACTTGCTCTTTATTCCACAGACATGCGTAATGCTGATTCATACGCTTCATGTCTTGTGCAAACACTTTCTGAAGCGCCGACAACTTGCCGCCGCTCGTTTTCAATTCGATGAACCACGTCTCGCCATTAGGCAGACAGACAATCCTATCTGACACCCCACGATGTGATAGCGAATTGAATTTGTAGGCTTCTCCGTCCATAGCGCGGACGGTTTTAACCAAATATTGCTCGATTTCTGATTCGTTCATAAAAAAGTCATTGCATAAACAAAAAAAGTTGTCTAGTGTGATTCGCATAAGGGAGACATTAAATGGCACATTCTACTATCGTTGGGGGATCTTCAGCAAAGCGCGTTATTAATTGCCCTGGCAGTGTTGCATTAGTTACTAAAGTTCCGCCCAAGCCGTCGTCATCATACGCTGAAGAAGGCACGTTCCTGCATGAATGCATGGAGCGTATACTTAACGGCGAATCAATTATTACGTTTACCGACGCGACTGAGGAACAACTCAATGAGAAATTACGGCCTGCATTCGCGGCGCTCGATGAGATCGATCCAGACGGAAAGCTTGAGTTCCAGACCGAAGTTCACGTCGCGTTTCCTGAACCATTGCAGGAAGTATTCGGGTCTTGCGACGTTGTGGGGCGTCGCGGTGATACTGCTATTATTCTTGATTGGAAGTTCGGCAGCGGAGTCTGGGTTGACGCAGAAGAAAACGATCAGCTCATGTTCTACGCAGCCGCAGCTATGCACACAGAGAACTGCCGCTGGGCCTTTGAAGGCGTCAACAAGATCGAGTGCATCATCGTCCAGCCCCCTCACGTCAAAATCTGGCAAACAACCCCAGGACGCATCAAAAACTTTGAGCGTGAATTGGTGCGTGCTATTCATTCTGCCATGCGTGAAGACGCCCCTCTAAAGAAGGGTGATCATTGTCGCTGGTGCGCTGCTAAAGCTATCTGTCCTTTGATGAATGGCGAAGCTAACCGCGCCGTAAAGACGCAACTTGATAACCTGCCGGATCTTTCAGATGCTCTTAAACTTGCTGATTTACTTGAGCCGTGGATTAAAGATGTGCGAGAGCTTGCTCTTCGCAGTATGGAAGAAGGAAAACAAATCACAGATTTTAAACTGGTCTCAAAACGAGCAACACGCCAATGGGTTGATGCTGAAGGAGCGCGAGAAGCTCTTGAGCAAATGGGACTGGATATGTCGGAATTGATGGAGACGAAGCTCTTATCGGTAGCACAAGCGGAAAAGGTGTTGAAAAAGCACAAGCTCGCTTTACCAAAAGATCATGTTGTGTCCATCTCATCGGGCAACACAATCGCGCCAAGGACTGATCCAAGGCCGGCGGTGTCGCAACTCGGCCAGGATCTTCTGGCTTTTAGCAAAATGGAAAGATGACAAAATGACAGACTTTGCAAACTTACCTGCGGTAGCCGATTTAGCATCAGCTCTCGAAAAGTTCTCAGCGGGTTCAACGCTGGGCGCTAGAGAGGTGTATCTAAAGATGGACAAAACAGGTCACTGGGTCTACGGCGCTGATCAGACAGAGATTGAGCCTGACTCATTGTGGGCTATCAACCCGTTCTCTTTTGTTGAGGGTTACGTATGCTGGGGCGCGCAAAACACGCCTAGCATGGGTAAACTCCTCGGCGAGGTAATGGTGCCACTAGGTAAAGATAGGCCCGCTATGCCTGAAGATATTCCTGACTCTAACGGCTGGGAAGAACAGGTAGGTATATCGCTGCAATGCATCAGCGGTAATGATAAAGGATTGGTGGCGCGCTATTCGACTAAGACTAAAGGCGGTGTGCCTGAAGTTAAGCGCATAGCGTATGAGACGGGCATGAACTACAAGACCAGCCCGTTGACGCCTGTGCCAATCGTTAAGTTGAAAAGCGCACACTACAATCACACTGGCGGTTATGGACGCATCTATAACCCAGTGATCGAGATTGTTAAGTTCGTTAGCAATGATAAAGAGCCAACGGTCGAAGAGGTAGCGGAAGCTCCAGTTCGTCGTCGCAGAGGTTAATGAGTCGGGGCGCGTAAAGCGCCCCTTCTTATCTCACAAAATGATTACGCAATTAAATCCACCCATACCTGTAACCACGCCGAAAGGCGCAGGTTTCGCGCATTTGGTTATTGACTACGGGCCAGAACATAATTTGTTTTGGGTTGTATTCATCGATGCGACTGGCGAATGTTGGACGTATTCAAACCAAGACATACGCGCGCAAAAAAATATCACGTTGGGAAGACTGACATGAGTGATAGAGAAGCAAGACTAAAGCAACTGATGGGCGATCTATTATTCACCATCAAAGAATACTCTGACAAACATGAGAAACCTGATGAAATACTTTTTGTTCTTGACCGCATCGTTGACGCTTATCGCACAGCCTTTGAAAGCACAAGAAGTGGAGACGACGCAGCGTTTTACTGAAATGAACTACGGCGAACAGACTTTCATCTATGATCGCAACGGGCGCATGGTCGCTGCGGGCGTAGGCGATGAGTATGGCATGTATTACAGCAACCGCTACGG